TTAGTTGAGGCATTAATAGGTTCAGCAGTTACCTTTGCATTAAAAAAAGCTACAGCAATATTTAAATTTCAAGCTATTAGAGAGGGTTTAATATCTGCATATAAAGCTGGTGCAAAAGCATTATCACAAGTTCCTTTCCCACTTAATCTTGTTGCCGCTGGTGCAGTTATCGGAACAGGTATTGGTTTAGTAAATAAAATAAAAGGGTTTCAATCTGGTGGTGCTGTATCTAAAGGACAACCAATTATGGTTGGAGAGCAAGGTGCAGAAATGTTTATACCAAACTCAACAGGTCAAATAACACAATCTGCTAGAGGCACAGGCGATGGAGAAACGAATATTAATTTTACAATTAACGCAACAGACGTTAGAGGTGTAAAAGAATTATTAATTGATAACAGAGCAACTATCGTTAATGTAATTAATTCTGCATTAAATGAAAAAGGTAAAGAGGCATTAGTATAATATGAGTGGACAATTTCCAATATCTCCTGTTGCAAAAGGTGCTAAAGTAGGTTCTCAACAAAATACTATCGTAAGTGTTACAACATCTGGTAGAGTTCAAACAAGACAAATAGATGGTCAAAAATTTACTATTACTTTAGACTATGCTCCAATGAGTAGATCAAGTTTTGCACCTATTAAAGCATTTATTATGAAACAAAGAGCAAAATTAAATACCTTTACTGTTATTCCACCGATCGTATCAAATGCACAAGGAGTAGCATCAGGAACTATAAGTGTAGATGGTGCAATTTCTGCTGGAGCAACTACTTGCACAATAGATGGTATGGCCACCAGCACAAGTGATATTTTAAAAGCTGGAGATTACTTTAGATTTACAGGACAAGATAAAGTTTATATGGCAGTTGCAGATTTAGATGCAGATGGAACAGGCGAGGGAACATTAACTTTTGAACCACCTCTAAGATCAGATGTAGCTAATGATATTGCATTGGTTTATGACAATGTTGATTTTACTGTAAGACTTTCTAATGATATTCAAGAATATTCTATTGTAACTAATGATCTTTATAAGTATCAGATAGACCTAATAGAAAATTTATAAATGACAAAATATCTTGTAAGGCATTATGTTACTGCTGATTTTATTGCAGAAAAAGTAGTTGATGAATCAGAAATAGATTTAGAAAAAAATAATTTAAAACAAAATACCATTCCAGATGGAAGTTTTAGCTTTATTATGGTAGAAAGAAGCGAAAAGTTAATACGAACAACTTACGAGAAATATGACGAGAACCTTAACAACAGCAGTAAAGAATGAACTTTTAACAGATAGCTTACAGCCTATTACACTTGTTTATATTAATGTAGGTACAGGATTTAGATTTACAGACCATTACAAAGATATTACTTACGATTCAAATACTTATTCAGCATCATCATTATTTACAAGATTATCTAGTGTTACAGAATCATCAGAAATAGAAGTTAGTAATATAACACTATCTTTTTCAGGTGCAGATCAAACAATTATATCTTTATTTTTAAGCAATAACTATATGGAGAAAGAAGCAGAAGTTTATAAAGGCTTTTTAAATAGTAGTGAGGCAGTAATTGCAGACCCATTTCTTTTATTTAAAGGTAGAATTGAATCTTTTAGTATTGATGAAACTATTAATAATTCTAATGCTAATATTGTAGTTGCATCTCATTGGTCAGACTTTAGTAAAATAGAGGGTAGAAAAACAAATACAGGTTCACAACAATTACATTTTTCAGCAGATAAAGGTTTTGAATTTGCATCACAAACAGTTCAAGATATTAAATGGGGTAGAACATAATGCAAGATGTAATAAATTTATTTAATAATTTTGATCGTTATAAAGGTAAAGAATTAACAAATTATTTAGAACCCTCAATTAAACTTAATCAATATAAAAAGTTTTATGACAATAACGACTTAGTTGGTTTTGTCAATTGGGCTTATATCCATGATCTAGTAGAAAAAAGATTTAAACAAACAGGTAAGATTAAATCTAATGAATGGAACTCAGGTAGTAATTTATGGTTAATAGAAATTGTATCTGTAAAAAATACATTTAAAATGATGCGTTGGGTTTATAATTATTTTAGAAAACAATTAAAAGTAGATCATTCTATAAATTGGTTAAGGGTTGATAGTGATATTTATAGAGTAGGTCAAAAGTTTAAAAGGAGTTATCACTAATGGGTGGAATAGTTGAAGCTATTGTTAATGTTGTAACAAGTTTTATTGGGTGGCTTATTCCTATTCCTGATATTCCTGAGTTTGATACACCAGAAGAAGAAAGAGGTGTATTAATTAACAAACAATCTAACAACGCACAAATCCCTATTGTTTATGGCAGACGACAAGTTGGAATTACAAGAGTATTTGTAGAATCATCAGGAAAAGATAATCAATACTTATATATGGCTGGAGTTCTTTGTGAGGGAGAAATTGATGAAGTAGAACAAGTATTTATAGATGATAAAAGAGTTTTTTTTGAAGATGCTTTAGATCATGGAGTAGTTAGAGAAGTTAATTCATCAGATGATAACTTTTATAAAGATAGTTCACATATACAAGTACAAGCATTTAATGGAACAGACACACAAGTTGCATCATCAATATTAACTAACTCTACTAATTGGACATCTTCTCATAAATTAAGTGGTGTAGCATATTTAGCTTTTAGGTTTAAATGGAATCAAGATTTATTTAGTTCTATTCCACAAGTAAGAGTAACATTAAAAGGTAAAAAAATTTTTGACCCTAGAGATAGTGCAACTAAATGGACACCAAACTCTGCATTAGTATTATTAGATTATTTAAGAAATAATAGATATGGAAAAGGATTACCAGATAGTGCATTTGAATCTGATTTTGCATCTTTTAAAACTTCTGCAAATGATGCTGATACTTTAATCCAGCCAAGAACGACAAGTGTAACAGAAGTTGCTGGGCTATATAGAGAAAATTATAATGGTTATTTTGGAGATTATCCAAGTTATTTTACAAATAGGTCTATAATTTCTACAGGAACTACAACAAGTATTAGTGGTGTGAATCCAGGAAATTTTAAATCACATAAATATTCTGGATATTTTACAGCACCAAGTTCTGCAACTTTCACATTTCAAACAAACTCAGATGATGGTTCTTCTGTTTATATTGGAAATGCAAATCAAACTGTAGATAATTTATCAAAACAAATAGAGGCTAACAGAGATACTAAATTAGTTGTAAATAATAGAGGTTTGCACTCAAATAGAGGTGCAGAGGGAAATAAAACTTTAGTAAGTGGTTCAGCTTATCCTCTTATAATTGTTTTTGGAGATAATGCTGGTGTTGGCAATTTAGATTTTAATTGGAAAGTAAGTGGTGGTAGTTTTAGTTCAGATTTATCTTCTAATTTTACTAATGGCAAAGGTGTAACAGATGTTATTCCAGCTATTATTAAATTTGAATCTAATGCAGTTGTAGATACAAGCCAAAAAGTAATTAATAATGTAAAAAAACTTTTAAATCCAATGAGGTCATTATTTACTTATAATAATGGTGTTTATAAACTTAAAATTGAGGGTACAGGTTCATCAGTTAAAACTATAACAGCAGATCATGTAGTAGGTGGTGCAAAAGTATTAGGAGAAAGAAAAAATAATAAATTTAATCGAGTAATAGGAACTTATGTAAACCCATATAAGAATTGGCAGAATGATACAGTTTCTTTTCCACCAGCAGATGACAGTAATGTTGTAACAGAATTTAAACACGCAACTATGCTTTCAGCAGATAACGATACTTTATTAGAGGGTAATTTTGAGTTTCCTAATGTAACTAATACTTTTAATGCAGAAGCTCTTTGTGAAGTAATTTTAAGAAGATCAAGAAACCAATTACAAATACAATTAACTTTAACATCAGAATTTTTAGAATTAGAAATAGGCGATATAGTTGCAATCACTTATGCTAGTGGTGGATTTAATGCTAAACCTTTTAGAGTATTAGGTATTGAGATTAACGAAGATTTAACTGTCAATGTTCAGTTGTTTGAGCATCAAGATAATTTTTATGATTTTAATACTAAAAATCCTATTCCAACAATACCAGATACAACTTTACCTAATCCAAATTCTATACAAGCACCAGCAATATCATTATCAGATGAATTATTTGAACTATTTGATGGTTCGGTAGTTTCTAAATTAATTGTTACTATTACAAGTACAGATGCTTTTGCAGATCAGTTTGAAGTGGAATACAAAGAATCAACCTCATCAAATTATAGATTAATGCGTAGAGGTTCAAACTCCATTGTGGAAAAATATCCTGTTAAAGAGGGTACTATCTATGATGTAAGAGCAAGAGCAATAAATGCTGTAGGTGTTAAATCTACTTACACATCAGGACAACATGAAGTTAATAGTGCGTTTGACCCACCAGATAATGTATCTAATTATTCTATAGATGTAGTAGGCGAAAAACTTTTCCATTCATTTGATGCTGTAACTAACCTTGATCTTGATTTTTATGAAATAAGATTTACTTCAAACACTAATGAAACAGCTTATGCAAACACAACTGTATTAGTACCAAGAATAGGTAGACCAGCGACAAGTGTTACAACACCATTTGTAGGAACAGGAAAATATTTTATAAAAGCTGTAGATAAATTTGGAATCAGATCAACAGACTTTGCAAGTCAAGTTATATCAGCACAAGTTCTAGCAGAAAAAATAGAAACAGTACAAACTTTAACAGAACATTCTGCATTTACAGGAACTAAAACTAATGTTGTAGCTGTAGATAGTAAATTACAATTAGATACATCTATCAACTTTGACAGCCACACAGGTAACTTTGATGATGGTCTTGGTTTTTTTGATGGTGGTTCAGGTGCAATAACTTCATCTGGTACTTATGCTTTTGCAAATGCTTTTGATTTTAATTCTGTTTTAAAATTTAATGTTCTTTTAGATTCATTTATTGTTAATAATATTAACTTTGTAAATAACTTTGATTCTGCGTCAGGAAACTTTGATGCAAGACAAGGATTGTTTGATGGTGGCTCTAATGCCTCTATAGATACAAATGCAATATTACAAGTTTCTACTTCTCAAGATGCCTCTACTTATACTTCATTTCAAGATTTTAAAGCTGGGGATTATGTTGCAAGAGCAGTTAAATTTAGAGTT